AAGACCACTACCCAGCAACAGGACTTATTGAGTTTATGTATGGGCAATCAGAGGACTTTAGAAGTGACACCGCAATGTTAAACCAGAAGTTGGAAAGATGTTAGTATTCCCATCTTGGTTGAAGCATTCAGTCTATCCTTTCTACAGTGATGGTGAGAGGAGAAGTATGAGTTTTAATGCTTACTATGGAGTGAGAAAATGATAATCCTCGACATGAATCAGATATCATTAGCAAGTTTAATGATGCATCAACATATGACTAAGAGTTCTGAAGTAGAAGAAGATGCTGTTCGTCATATGATTTTAAATTCAGTTAGAATGTATAGAAGTAAATTTATAGATGAATATGGTGAAGTAGTTTTGGCATACGACTCTAGACATTACTGGAGAAAAGATTATTTCCCAGAATACAAAGCAAGTCGTAAGAAAGGTAGAGAAACAGATAACAAAGATTGGGATAAAATATTTCAAGTTCTAAATAATATAAAGTCTGAACTAAAAACTATATTCCCATATAAATTTTTAGAGGTATATGGTGCCGAAGCAGATGATATAATTGCTACTCTTTGTAAGAAATACCAAAATGAGAAAGTAATGATAGTATCTGGTGATAAAGATTTTATACAATTACAAAAATATGACAATGTAAAACAATACAGTCCAACACAAAAGAAATTTATCAATGATATCAACCCTTATACATATATACAAGAACATGTACTTAGGGGAGATAAAGGTGATGGTGTTCCGAATGTATTATCACCTGACCAAACCTTTGTAAATGAGATAAGACAGAAACCACTTAGTAAGAAAAAGTTGGAAAGTCTGTTAAATCTAGATGTTGATAGTTATCCTAATGAAATTAAGAGAAACTATCAAAGGAATGTCATGTTAATTAATCTAGATAATATTCCTGCTGAGTTAGAGGAACAGATTCTAGATGAATATACTTCAGCACCATGTGGTGATAGAAGTAAACTATTTAATTATTTTATTGAGAATAAACTTAAAACATTAACCGAATCGATTGGAGAATTTTAAAATGCATTTATTATTTAATGAGATCTTTGACAAAGTATCAAAGGCAAAAACTAAACCACAAAAGATTGATATCTTAAAAGAACATGAAAGTGACTCTTTAAAGATGTTAATTAAATCATCGTTTGACCCAAAAATTGAATGGGTATTACCAGTAGGAAATGTTCCTTATGTTGCTAATGAAGCACCAGCAGGAACTGAACATACAGTTCTAGAATCTGAGTGTAGAAAGATATGGCATTTTATTAAAGGTGCTGATAGACAAACACCACAGTTTAAGAAAGAACAAATGTTCGTACGCATGCTTGAAGGTCTACAAGAAGAAGAAGCAAAGGTGTTAATATCCGCAAAGGATAAAAAGTTACATCAGATGGTCAAAGGTTTATCAAAACAAGTTGTTAAGGAAGCATTTAACTGGAATGATGATTTTATGCTCAATGAGTAATAAAATTATTTTTAAACTCTTTATTTATCAGTAACTTACATGCTTGACATTTCTCGTCCAGTAGTGTATAATAGTGTTTTCTTTTGAGAGGATATTCATGAGAATCATGAGAGACAATTTAATTGAAGTCGTTGGTGGCAGGAAGTCTCAAAGAGAAGTTGCACATAAAGTCGTAGCATTTATGATTAAGAAACTTTTGCCAAGACTAAGAACACTAGAGATTACGATTGAGTTAAAAAGTATCCCTCAAAGAGATAAAGCATGGGGACTTGTATAAATACAAGATAATAATCGTGAGTTTATTATTGAGTTAGAAAAGAAACTATGCTTATATGACTTTGTAACATCTCTAATACATGAAATGATACATGTAAAACAATATGTAAGAAATGAACTGAAAGACGAAGGTCTAACAGTTTTTTGGAAAGGTGAAGATTGTTCCAAAATTGCTTACTCAAAACAACCATGGGAAGTAGAAGCATATACATTACAAGGTCGTTATTCAATTGATTTTTGGGAGAGTGGTATATTATGAAAATTAAATTATTAAACATTATGACTGCGTTTTTACTAGTCTTTATTGTGGCAGTATCAGCACACAGTATGAATGAAGTATTAACAAATCAAGAAGCAGAGCAATTAGCAGAAATTATTGATGAGAGTGTTACATACAATGACAGTCAAATAACTTGTCTAGCAAATAATATTTACTTTGAAGCAAGAGGACAAGGTAAAGTTGGTTGGATAGCAGTTGCGTTTGTTACAGTAAATAGAATGAACGATAATAGATATCCTGACACTATTTGCGGAGTTGTACATCAAGCACCAACTCGTGAAAGTTGGAAGAAGAATGGTAAGTATTATCCTATCAGAAACAAGTGTCAATTTAGTTGGTACTGCGATGGTAAGGCAGATGATATACACAATGAAGATTTATATTATGAGATTTATGATTTTGTACAAAGAATTATGACACCAGATTATGCGATGAAATATATCGATATAACTGAGGGTGCGACACACTATCATGCTGACTATGTGAAACCTGCTTGGGCAGAAACTAAAACAAAAACCGCAGAGATTGGGGATCACATATTTTACAGATGGGAGA